GCTGATTCGACATCGAAAGAATGTCTGAGAGAGCCTCGCTAACCTTCCCAACGATCTGCTTAGATCGGCAGACTCGCTTAAGTCGTCTCTCCGGAGAACAGGCGAGATAGGCAGCAACCCTTTGCTGCTTCAGAAGAAGGTCCGGTTCAGCCATCGACAGTTCGGCGATAGTTAGACCGGCGGGGATAGCGACTCCGGCCCCCCCTAATGCTTTGGGGAACCAGATATTACAAAGAGGCGGTGTCTCACGTATCACGGTCGCATGGGCTTTCAAGAACATACCCATGACCCGAAACTGGGAAGTTTCGGGAATCCCCCGAATCGCCTCATTTGATAAACTCTCAAGGTCAGTCCAATAGACATCTTTCTCCTTTCCAGCATCAACCCCCTTCTTCACTCTATGGAAGAGGATAGACTGGTTAAGGAAGCCCTCTAGTTTCCAGGGCTTAGGATATGTGGACCATCGAATCTCAGCATACCAAGGATCATCATCAGAGTCTGGGATTCCCTTATACCCCCAGACCTCATAATCCTGTGTTGTCCCCCCCGCGGCAGGGCGCCGTAGTTCAGAGTTCATGATCAAGAAGTCCCGGGATGTATAATTCTTCCCGATAGAGAACTCCAGACCACAACACTTCGTAAAAACTTTCCACTGTTCGTACTGTGGCCGGTCAGAAATGAATCCAACATCATCGCCGTTGACTCGAAGAGGAAGATCCTTGCGAAACCTCCAGTCCAAGGCAGCCATGGTGGCCGCAGCATTTACAATGCAAAGAATGGGAAACGACATAGGGGAGCCCATCAGCTGTCCCCACGTTTGATCAACAATCCGCCCGCTAGGGTAGTGAAGACGATGTCCGCAGAGAGCCTTACGGCCAAGTGCGGCATATGGAGTTGCGGCAAGAACCTCAAAACGCCCATTATACCAAACCCCCGTCCGAGCACAATAGCTGCCCAGGCGTAGAGCGATAACTCAGGACGAAGATTATCCGTCGCAGCCTTGTAATCGCCACTCACAAGAACTTTCCCTCGGGGAGCTCAGCTAAGGTTTTAAAAGCCCTAGCCCATGACCTATCATCGATAGGGTGGCCTATGTATTCAAACACAGGATGAGCTCGGAGGATCGTATGCATGAATTTCTGCATTTCGATCGTCCGGTAGTATTCCGCGGCTTGACCCTTAGTGATCATACGAACTTTCAAGGGTTCAAGAATCGGGACAGGGATCGCCTCAAGACGTTCATCAAGACGAGGCCCCCAGAGATCATCGACGTAGTCCTGAAAGTCAGCTACCACGTCGTCCCCAGGTATAAACCTAATCTCAATTGAACCATCACGAGTGGTCCAAACAATCCCGAAC